ATAAGCACGATTAGTTCTTAGTCCAGTCTAAAGGTTTCATTCTTAATTTCTCATCAATCTGATTTCTATCTCTTTGGAAATAACGTTCTCCACCAATACCTTTTGTATTTACGCTTATTTTACCATATAGCATAGCCATATAAATATCTCGTGTAAATGAACTAACGGCTGATGAAAAGTCATTTCTGTCCTCTGGAACGTAAGCTCTTCTACTGAATGGCCATATATACCATACGCCTCTATGTTTCTTTCTAAGTAGAGTTTCCATTTGCAATGTATTCTTATCCCTTGAGATTTTAATTTTAGGGAATACAGGCATATTAGTAGTATCTATTCCAATAGGATCTTTTTGTTCTGCTTTTTCGCTCATGATATAATTTTTAATTGTTTACGTTTATTGTGAATGTATTCTCTTAATTGCTTTTCTGTCTTAATAGGCTTATTAGGAACTACCCATAAGTTATTAGAAATTTTAATTCGATTACTTATATCCGGAGATACAATACCTTCCATTTTTAATCTCTTAGCTGTTTGAATACCTAAGCTAAGAACATCAGGACTTAATTTACTCATTAGTGCTTTGTTTCGTCAAATTTATAATTTACTTTACCATGCTCAGATAATACCTGTATGTTAGATATATTTGTTTGATGGTCATTAAAATTACCATTAATATTTAACACTCTCCATATTCTTTTTGCTAAAGCTATCTTTATTTTATCAGTAGGGATTTTGTTATGATCATCAAGTATAGTTAATATTTCGTAAACAAATGTTTCATTAACTAATTGCATAAGCTCACGTTTACGATTAGCTTTCTTTAATCTATAGTACTTATCCATGTTACTCTTTTTGATATATTGGAAGTTACAAGATATTATACAAATTCTTGGTTTATAGCCAACATTGTATTTACGTATAGTATCTAACATATTACAAAAATATGAAAAATATTAAAATGTGTATTTTTAATACACTTTTTTCATATCTTTGTACTATGAGAAATTACAATGTTTACGATAGCAATCCATTTAAACCTCAGGAAATAGAAATAACACAAGAGGCGTTAGAGTTAGTTTCTGAGTTAAGTAAAACTGGGTTAAGACTATATAACTATATGTATCAATTCTCGTTAAGAAAAAATGGTATCTTGTACTTTGATAATAAAGAAGCTAAATTTGAATTAAGCTTTAAAGAAAATAAATCAATTTACAATGGTATCAATGAATTGCTAAATAAAGGAATTATAGCTCGGCGAAAATCAAATGAAGAGTTTTATTACAATCCTAAATATATAAATAATTAAATTTGTTGTTATGGATATGCAATCTATAGAAGATGTAATGGTATTCAGATTAACTGAATCTACATTAAATGTAGACGGATTACTTGTAATTGGTTCAGAAGATGTTCGGTATCATGCTTTATGTGGTACAGAGCTTAGTATAATAAGACTAACTGCTATATATAAATTTTTAGCACAAGAGGAATTAGAAAAGAGAAAAAAGTTTGGTCAGTATGTAGACCGTATAATTGATAAATTAATTTACAACAAATGAGTACTTTAAAACAAAGAGCTGCTTGGAGCCAACACTCTCAACAGCAAGATGCTAAAAGGAAAAAGAAAAGTAAGGTTAAAAAGAAAATGACTCCCGTTTCAAGAAAGGGAAAAAGTAAATTTAAGTATTAATGTATAATCAACTCGTTGATATAGGAAAGGATGGTAATGTATTACTACAAGATAGTTCCATAGCTTTAATGCCTTCAATGTGGTGTTTGTATAAGGATAGAAAAGGTGGTAGTAAACAAGTAAGGTGGATTGTAGCTATGTATGACTATAAATCTCCTTACCGTAGATTACCAGAAGATGAAAGGCACAGCAGGGTTTCTTACATGATATTTGAAAAAAGTAAAAATCCAAAGTTTAATAGTAAACTTGTTAAAGATGCTATTGAAGAATATAAGAAGTTACAGTATGATCCTTTGATTGATGAGTATAATGCTATGTGTGAAAAGTCATATCAAATGACTAAAGTTTACAGAAGTATTAAACCTACTGCTGAAACTCTTGAGGATTTAAACAAGATGCAAGAACAAATGGGTAAGGCTGCTATAGCAAGAGATAAGATTAAAGCATTAATTCTAAAAAATGAAGAGTCAGAAGTTAAAATATCTGGTACTGGCTCAGAAGATTTTAGTTTATTTGAACAAGATGAGCGTTTAATAGATAATGATTAGTTCTGATAAATATAGTCCAGTAATATTTGATAAGAATTTAAAAGATTATCATAAGCTAAAAAAGAATACGGCTGAATATTTTGCTTTTTGGAAAGAACAAAAACATAGATTGCTTCATGGTTATAAACCAACTGGTGGTACTTGGATTCCACCAAACTACTATTTCTACTTAAATTTTTCTAAAATACATGGTTTATCTCAAGGGGCAAGACGTAAATCTATGATTGCTCCCATTTATCGTGACCAAGACCACGAATACTTTCAAGAAATATATCACGCTAAATATGGTGATGGTAAAGATAACAAAGGTGGATATGGTATTATTGTCGTAAAAGCAAGACGTAAGGGGTTCTCCTTTATGAATGCTAATACTCTATTACATGAATGGACTTGTTACCCTCATTCAGAAAATGGGTTAGGAGCTCAAAGAGAAGATTATGTTCAGGATTTCAGAAAAAAACTGATAATGTCCTACAATGAACTCCCACCAGAACTAAGAAATAAAGTCTTGCATAATAACGAAGAATTATTAATGTCGGGATATAAAGAAAAAGTTGATGGTATTTGGTTAGAGAAAGGAACTAAATCTATGATACACTTTAGAGTAATGGAAAAGCCTAACGCATTTCGTGGTACTTCATTGAACTATATGGTATTTGAAGAAGCTGGAGAATTTTTAAAACTTAAAAGATCTTACGAATCATCAGAAGATTGTTTTAAAGAGGGGGATATATTTTTTGGTACTCCAATAATAGGGGGAACATCAAATAATATGGAAGTTGAGTCAGACGATTTTATGAATATGTTTTACAATGCTGAAGAGTATAATCTTAAAGCAGTATTTATAAAAGCTTCTAAAGTGTTTGGTAGTTTTTTTGATATGAAAACTGGACAAAGTGATGTAGAAGGAGCTGAGAAGTTTGTATTAGCCGAAGCACAACGTAGAAAAGAAACTGGTGATTTACAATCATATTATTCATACTTACAAGAAAATCCATTAGAGGTAGAACACGCTTTTTATCGTAGTGGACAAACACCATTTGCTTTAGAAAAGATTAATAAGCAAATAGCTAACATTAATAATAATCCTTCATTTCAAAAAGTTCAAAGATGTAGATTAGAATGGAGTAAAGGAAAAGATGGTAAAGAAATATTTGGCAGTAAGCCTACTATTGTATATGAATGGGAAGATAAAGCTAATGGCTGTCTAAAAGTTTCTGATAATATTAAAGAAGATGCTTATCCATTTGAAATTGTTGAATTACCATTGGATGGAATTAAAAATGCTCATTTATCAGCAGTTGATCCTTATCACGTAGATGATGAATTAGAGGAAATGAAAAAGAAAGTTTCCGAACAAACTGGTAGGTCAAATGGTTGTATGTGTGTATATCGTAGGTTTGTTGGACAAAATACTATTGGAGAATTACCTGTAGCTTTTTATACTGATAGACCATATTCAAAAGAAATATTTTATGAGAATTGTTTGAAGTTAGCTATTTTATATGATAGTCAAATACTTGTAGAATACAATGATGATGGTTTCTTAAAATATTTTCAAACTAATAAAATGATGAGGTACTTAAAAGAAAGACCACGTTCAGCTGATAGTCCTTGGAGTCAAGTTACAAATAGATATGGTATTCATATGAAAACATATCAAAAGAAATTGGTAACAGAATTAGTGGATGAATATATTAAAAAACATTGGGAAGATATATACTTTTTGAAACTACTTAATGAGTTTACCGTATATGGTGCAAAGAATACAGATAGAGTTATGGCATTTGGTATGGCGTTAATACACGATATGGATGCTACTAAAAAAATATTTGATAAATCAGAAGATAAAAAAAAAGAGAAAATGGAAGGTTTGCCTGAGTTTAAAAGAGATATGAATGGTATGGTAACAATTTCAGCAAATCGTGAAAGTAATAATAATTTTGGAAATAGAAAAAGAAAACCTACTTTTGATTACAATTTAGATACTGACAATATTTATTAATTGTATGACTGACTTTCCTCAACAGAATATTCCAGAAAATAAAAAGAATAGAAAGTGGCACATGGATTGTGTTAACGCTGTATTGAGGTATCATAGAGATTATACTAATTTCATTGACTCAAGAAAAAAAGACCACGAAAACTATCTTATAGCTGCTGGAACATTTGACCATAAACAATTTGAATATTTAACAGATATGTATGGTTTAACTTCTCCGGCAAGATTAGTTAATTATCCAATCATTATGCCTAAGCTTGATTTATTAGCTGGTGAGCTAATATCTCAACCATTACAATATACTGTTAATGTAATTAACCGTAATGCTATTCGTAAAAAGAATGAGAAACGTATTCAAGTAGCTGCAGAAGTAGTATTAAGACCAATACGTAGAGAGATTGAAAAGGCTATTGGTATGCCAATACCTGATGAGAATGTTGGAGAAGAGATTCCGGAAGATGTAGATACTTATATGAAAAAGAAATTCCGAAATGCTGTTGAAGAAATGGTACACGTAGGAATTAAGTATTGTGTTGAAAGATGGGATTTAAAACATGATTTCAAAAGAGGTTTTTATGATTTAGGTATTACTGGTAAAGAATTTTATCATACTTATGTTAAGAATGGAGATCCATTTGCTGAAAGAGTGGACCCACGTTCAATGATATATGATTTAGATTTAGATAAAGAAGATTTACAAGATTCTAAATATGTAGGTCAAGAAAATTGGTTTACTGTAAATGAAATAATTGATAAGTATGGTCATTTATTAAAAAAGAAAGAAGTTGATGAATTAGAGAAGTTACAATCTAAAGGTCCTAATGCTTTTGAAGGTGGTACTGATTTGTGGGATAATTATTCTCACGATGAAAGTAAACACTTAAAAGTTAGAGTAGCTCATATACAATGGAAGAGTATTAGAATGTTAAAGTTTAAGGTTAGTGATAATCCCTACGACCCTAACAATCCACATTTAAAGAAACTTCCAGATGATTATAAAGAGAAAAAAGGTGATAAGATTATAAAGCGACCAATTACTGATATTCGTCAGGCTACTAAAATAGGTCACGATATATTATTAGATTGGGGTAGAAAACCTAATCAAATTAGATATGAAGAAAACTATGCTAATTCTTATTTTGACTATCATGGTATAATTAGAAATAATTTTAGTGGTAGTACATTAAGTGTAGTTGATGCCCTTAAAAATATTCAGATATTATATAATATCACAATGTACCAAATAGAACTTGCTATGGCAAGGTCTGGTGGAAAGTCAATGGTTTATGATGTCGCTCAAAAACCAAAAAACATTCCTTTAGAAGATGTTTTTTACCATGCTAAGAATAGTGGTCTTACTTTAATTAATAGTAAGGCAGAGGGTATGCAAACAACTTCTTTTAATCAATTCCAACAAGTAGATTTTACATTAAGTCAATCAGTATCTCAAATGATTAATTTAAAATTAATGCTTGAGGAAACTGCTGATAAACTTACTGGTATTAGTGCTGCTCGAAGTGGAGTTCAAAAGTCAGGTGACTTAGTTGGTGTTACAGAAAGAAATGTAATGCAATCTACTTTGATTACTGCTCCAATATTTGATTTACATTATAAGTTAATTGGTGATGTGTTTCAGGCGTTAGCTGGTTTAATGAAAATGGCTTGGGGTAAAGAGGGTAGAATGGCTAATGTATTTGGTGATATGGGTATGCAAACCTTTAAAATAGATAAATCAATAGCATTAGATGAGTATGGTATTTTCTTAGAGAATAGTGGTAAAGAAGTACAACGTAAACAAGAAATGATGGCTCTACTTGAAAGATTTAGTTCAAGTGGTGCTGTAGATCCTGCATCAATTATTAAAGCTGTTAATGCTGAAAGCTCAAGTGAAGTTGAAGGTATTTTAACACAAGGTCTTGAAGCAATACGTGACCAACAAGCTCAACTTGAAGAGCGTAAGGTTTCAGCTCAAGAACAAGCTAATGAGATTGAAGGACAAAAAATACAAATGCCTCTTGAAGTTCAAAAACTTAAATCTCAAACTGATATTCAGCTTAAAGAAATGGAGCTTAGAGTTAAGGCAGATATGGAAAGTGGTGCTTTAGAACATAAGGAAAATATGCTACAAGAACAGCGTAATAATGATTTGGACAAAGCAATGCTTGAAAGTACTAATGAAAATCAACAAGCTAAAACTATGCAAAAAGTTTTAGAAAAATAATATATTTGTAATTATTGTTTAATTAATGTTAAAGAAATGGATGAAGAAACAAATAACAATGATCACTTAGAGGAAAACGTTTCTCAAGAAAGTGATGTAAATACTGAAAGTACTAAAAATACTGAGGAAACTACAGATTTTAATCCTGATGCTTTTACAAGTGTTCCACCGGTTAAAAATACAACGGAGCAAAACACAGAAGGCAACGAAGCACAAGAGGATACCAGTAATAAAAATGGAACTACTGAGGAAACTACTGTAGAAAATACAAATGATGATTTTACTTGGGATGATTATATATCCAATAAAAATGAATCAAATACTCAGGAAAGTACTCAAGAAAGTAATGAAGAAACTTCAACAGAAACAAGTTCAACGAACAATGTTTCTGATGATAATAACGCTCAAACTGAAACAACGAGTTCCAATGAGGACTCTCAAGTTCAAACTGAGCAACAAAGTTCTTTGAATGATGCATACAAGAAAGTTGCTGATGAACTTGGCTTAGAAGCACAATCTCTTGATGATTTAAAAAAAACCTTAGAAGATATTCAAAAAGAAAATGAAGAACTTCGAGAGGCTAAATTAAGTGGAGTTACTAATGAAAGTGTACAGAAACTTGAATCTTATAAATCAAAATCAGATGAAGACCTTGTTAGACTTGAATTAAAGAAACAAGGATTTAATGATGAAGAGATTAATAGAGCTGTTGATAGATATATTGACAATGATGCTCTTTGGATTGAGGCTAAGAAAATTAGAAACACAATTGATAATGCTATCAAAAGAGAACAGGAAACTGTTTTAGATACACAGAAAAATGCTCAAGCAATGCAAGAGAAAGAACGTGTAGAAGCAGTTGAATCGCTTACTAAGTATATTAATGAGCAAGATACTATGTTTGGTCTTAAAATGGCTAAAGATGATGAAAGCTTAAAAAGTGTACGTAATGAGCACGTTAATTATATTACCAGCGGAGATTTTTGGGGTGATATAACTAAAAACAATGAGAATCTAAGTCAAGCTGCATGGCTATGGAAAAACAAAGATGTTATTCTAAAGGCTTTAGGTGGAAGAGAGTTTAATAAGGGTAGACAGGAAATACTTAATGATATAGGTAATCCTGATATTCCCGGAACAACAAGACATAAAGACCCTGGTGGTTCCGATGAATTTAATCCTCAAAAATTTGTATACGGGGATTAGATAAAAGAATTAAAGGTGATATGTCTTAACGAATTAGAAAATAATTAATGTTTAATATTTAAAAAAATTACGTTATGAAATATCATAAAGGTACGTATGGAAAAGAGACTATCGAGTCTAATGCTTTAGTAACAAACTTGCTAAAGTACCCTGAAATCGCTAAAACGATTATCAGACAATATCCTCAATACTCATTAAACTTTTTTGTTGATGGGCTTGGGAGATATGCTAAAGAAGAAATGATTGGTGAAAACGCATTTAGATGGCCAATCTTAGGAAGATTAAATCGTCCTTCAACTTGTACTGGAACTAATACTGGAAACGGTCTTGGTTTAACTCAGTTCTCTGTTGAGTTTGAAGAAAACTACTTCAATCCTTACGATGTTGTAAGATTTGCTGGTGGTGTTCAAGCAATCGTTATGGGTGAGCCAACTGCTACTGTTGGTGGTTATACTTTCCAATTCAAATTACAATCTACTGATGTTAATGCTTCTGTTCCTGCATCTGCTTTGACTGCTGGTACTACTGCTAACACTGTAGGTTCTGCTTTCCCTGAAGGATCTGATAGAGGTTATGAAAACCACGTTTACCCAGATTGGTATATCAATTACATTGGTATTTCAAGAAAAGCTAAATCAATTACTGGTTCTGCTTTAACTGATATTACTTGGGTTGAAAACAATGGTCAGAGATTATGGTTCTTTACTGATGAAATGTTAATGAGAGAAGAGTTCTTATACCAAAAAGAACTTGACGATTGGTATTCTGTTTCTACAATGGATGCTAATGGTAACTCTACTGTATTAGATAATCAAGGTCGTCCTATTGTTAAAGGTGATGGTATTTTAAGACAAATTGATGCTGCTAATGTTGATACTTATAATGGTCAATTGACTGAAAAGAGATTAACTGATTTCTTAGCTCAATTAGCTCTTAATACAGGAAATAAAAATTCAAGATGGATGGTATTTACTGGTACTGCTGGTAAAGTTGCTTTCCACGAAGCAATGAAAGATTTAGTTTACCCAAGTGGAAACTTAATCTATGATGCTCAAACTGGTCAAGAAATGAACATTGGTGTGAACTTTACTTCATACAATGCTCTTGGACATACATTGACATTAGTTCATTGTCCATTGTTTGATGATCCAAACTTACATGGAAATAGCTTAGACCCTCAAACTGGTTATCCAGTAGAATCTTTCAGAATGGTATTCCTTGATATGGGAACTACTAATGGTGTTTCTAATATTGAAAGAAAAGTTAAGGGTGCTGGTGGAATTGATAGAGGAATGATTGTTAAGTATATTCCTGGTATGGTTGACCCATTTGACCAAAAATCAATGAAAGCTGCTAACTCAAGAGATGCGTTTACTTGTGAAATGCTTTGTGAATCAGGTATTATCGTAAGAAACCCACTATCTTGTGGACAATTAGTTTTCGCATAATTTAATAATTATTAGTTAATAGGTAAAAGTAAAAGATATGGAAAAGTTAACATCTACAGCTGTTAAAAAATTAGCAAAAAATGCTCCTGAAAACGGCTTAGCTGAAATAAGGTTAGTGAACCCTAAAAGAACTGGTACAATTACGGTTAGAGGTTATAACGATGAAACGGGTGAATTTAGACCTTACGTAGACCAACATGGTAATGAAAGGGTTATGAGAATTAACAAAAAAGTTCTACTCGATTTAAGTAAACTGAAAGACCAATTAACATATGAACAAGTGAGATTGCACCCTATTTATACGCAGGGTGCGACTCCTGTTCTTAAAGTTATTAATCACGAAGTTGAAGATGAAAACTTTGTTCTTACCAAAGATTTAGAAGCTAAAGCTAATGGTATTATACAAGGTTTAAAAGACAACGAATTAAAGGATTTTGCAAGAGTATTGTTAATCCCTATTAGAGAAGGAAGTTCTATAACAGCAATTAAACGTACATTGTACAATAAAGCTGAGGAAGATCCTACAGAAATTATTAATGAATTTAATAATCCTGATAGAGAATTAAAAACAATCTTGCAAAAAGGTTTAGAGAAAGACTTATTTACTAAATCCGGTGGAGTATTTAAATTCAAAGGTACAGTAATGGGAACTTCTTTTGAACTTGCTGTAGAGTGGTTAAGAGAAAATGAAGATATTCTTCCAAGTATTCGTAAAGAACTTAAATAATGACTATAGCTGAAATGCATACCGCTTGTGACATCGAATTAGATAAGGCTAATTCTCCTTGGTTTTCACCAAGTGAGAAAGACTATTTTCTAAATGAAGCTCAAATTGAGTATGTAAAAAAGCAATATGAAAAATTTGAGTTAGATGAAAGAGTACGTATGGCGCTAATACCTTTAGTTAGAAGTATTAGTGGTAGTAATGCTACTGAGATTGACCTTAGTGCTATTCCTAATTATCTTTTTACTCTTAATCTTAGAGCTGAATTTAATAAGCTTTGTGGTAGTGGTACAAGTTGGGAGAAAGTATCTCCTGTTCAATTAGATGATGAGGGTGAAAATCAGAATGATCCTTTTAATAAGAATGATGATAGTAATCCTGGTTATACAACTGAAAACGATGGTACCAATAATTTGATAAAAGTTATTTCAGATAACCCAATGTTGAATTATGTATTAAAGTATTTATTGTTTCCACCTAATGTTAGTTTGGATCCTAATAACCCAGCTAACAATGTAAATTCTATAATGCCTGAATTTACTCATCAAGAAATAGTAAATCTTGCTGTACGTTCAATGTTAGCTACAACTGAACAACAACTTAATTACCAGTTACATACTAATGAGATTAATAATCAAAACTAAAAGTCATGGCTAAAGTAAAAATTACATATAATAGAGATCAACTTAGAGGTTTTACTATTGCAGAATTAAAAAGTTTAGATTTATATAAAAGAGCTAAATTAGATAAGGATGTTAAGAAAAAAGCTGACATCATTAAAGGAATGTTAGCTCAACAAAAATCTGAAAAGCCTGTTAGTAAACCTAAAGCTAAATCTAAGCCAAAGGCTACAACAGCTCCTAAAGCTGTTAATAAACCAATACCGGTTAAGATTAAGCCAGAAGTTGAAAAAATTAAAAAAGTAAATGTTGTGTTTCATCGTTTTGTGCGTAAAACAAATAGACATTTACATTAATACGTATTAACCTTCAAATTTAAATAAAATGAAAATCGGAAGAAATTATTTCGCTTTAATCGCAGAAGCTCACGTTCCTGCGTTAACTGGAACTGAGGTAGATATTACCCCAAGTTTCATTGTTCAAGCTGACGAATTAGCTGGAGCTGTATTTATTGCTCCTGTTCCTGGTGCACCAGGATTTATTAACTTTACAATCGGTGGTACTTATGCTGTTGGTGATGATGTAAGAATTACTATTACTTCAAATATTACTAACAGACAATTGTACAGAAAGTCTTATGTTCATACTGTAGAAGCTGGTGGTACTGCTACTACTGCTATTGCAACTGCTTTAGGTGCTAAGATTGCAGCTGATTTAAATCAGTCTAACACTCCTTATTCAAATGTTGTTGTTTTGGGTTCTGTTATTACAGTTACACAATTAGATGATGATAAGCAAGGATTAAAAAGTGTTGAGTATACTGATAGTGCTTTAGGTACTATTGTTGCTGTTGCTACTCCAACAGTTATTTCAGAAGGTCAACCATCTGACTTAATTGACAGAGGTATTGATGCTGCTAATATTAACTTAGCATCTTATGATACTGTAAGAATTGATTTACATGCTGATGCTGCTATTCCGTTTATTGATTCGGAGGGAGCAACTGCAAGAGAAATCTATTGGTATGGTACTCCGGGTAATGGAGCCGCATTTGCTTTGCTTATAAATAGCTTGTAATAATTGTTTTTTTACTATAAAGAAAGGTGGTGGACTAAAATCACCACCTTTTTTTTTTAACTTTACACTATGCCTACATTAGACCATTATGCTTATAATATCAGAAACATTGCTCGTGGTGGGCAAGGTAATTCTGATGATGAAAGATTAAATATCCGAATGATAAGATTTTGGATAAACGGTTATAGAGCTGCCGGTATGAAACAAGTAACTGAAAATGGTAATAATATCCATCCACAGTTTATTCAAGATTTAGGTGTAGTTCCATTACAAGAAGTTGATAAGGCTGATAGTCAATGTCCACCAGTAGAATGGGGATGTAGTATTAAAAAGGTTTCTATACCTAATTTAATTGATTTTCCTGATTTACGTGCATTAACTTATATTGGTAAAATAGATAAGTTATCTGGTTTTATTATTAATAATGCACACGAGGCTTCACAAAAAGTTCATACTAAGTTTGGTAAAATAATGTCAAGAGTTTATGTAATAGGCTCTAATATTTATTTTATGCTTAATGATAATGACAGAGATTTAGAGTATGTAAATATTCGTGGAGTATTTGAAATGCCAGAAGATGTTGTAACATATCCTACAGAGGGATGTGAACAAAAATGTTACGATCCATCTACTGACGAATATCCAATGCCACAAAGTTTGTATGAATATGTATTAAGAAGTATTCTGCAAAATGAATTAAATTGGTCTACACAAGCTGTTAATGATGAATTAAATAACGCAAGATTAGACAATGCTAAGATTGGATAATAAAAATAGATATACATTATTTGGTGTATATGAGATTTGTGAGGGAGATATAAATAGTGATTTAAAAGAATTAAAATATAAAAAAGGTGAAATACGTAAAATAAATTATAAGTTCTTTAGAAGAATTATAAGATTATATTTCACTATTTTGTTTAAAGAATTGATTAAAGGTAAATCAGTTCGTTTATATAATAGGTTTGGAATATTAAACATTGTTAAGACACAATGTACAAGATACAATCCTAAAAAATACATAATGAGGTTCAATGAAGAAACTGAAGAGTATGAAAGAAAGTTGGTCCAAATAAAACTTGATTTTGGATATTTTCATTTTGTATTTTGGGATAGTCCAAAAGTATTAAGACCTTATAAGTTTAATATTAATAATAAATGGAAAAGGTTGTTTATGGATAAGGTAAATGATGGTTTTGAATATTTGGATTTAAGTTTGTTTAAATATGGAAGAAATGCTTCTCCAGATTATATACATCATATAAAATAATTATGAGCGATACAGTAAATAAAGTTTCTTTACATAGGATTATCGGTAACGTAATGGGTAATCTTGGTCTAAAAGACGTAGATAATAATTATGATGATTTTGCTCGTTGGGCTTGTGAGGCTGAAAACAAAATAGGCTCTACTTCATCTTACAAAAGATTTGAATGTGAATTAACTATAAGAAATAGAAAAGCTACATTACCACCTAACTTTGTTTATTTAAATGCTTTGAAGTATGGTAATAAAATTGTTCCTGTTACTAAGCGTTCATTTAGAATGTTTAATAAAGGAGCTAAAAACAATGTTTTAGATAATAATGATAACAGAAATTTTATTACTGGAAATAAACAAACAAATATTCCGGGTGTTCCAATGGTAATTGGAATTAATTTTGGTGGAGCTTTTATTGCTGGTGATAGTATAACAATCACAATAGCTTCTAATAATTGTGGTAATTTAGCTACTAATCTATTTACTTATATTGTTCAACCAGGAGATTCAATTCAATCTATAGCACAAGAATTTGCCAATCAAATAAATGCTATTGTAAATATTGGCTATACTGCTACGTCAAACAATACTTCAACAATTATTACTGCTGACAGTCCTGATGTTATATTAACTATTTCATTAGTTACTGATAGCATTAATGGCACAATAAATCAAAATACTATTCAGCAAAGAGTTCCTACTAAGATTAAAACTGCTAAAACAAAATCATTAAAAAAAGATCCTATATTAACTTCTAAAAATTTAGCAAATTCTCATGTTGCTAAATTAAATACTGGAATTAATTCTCAAGGAGCTGGTGGTATTGTAAGAGGTTTTTCTTATAATTATGATATAAGTCCTACAGATGAAGTTTTTTCAATAGATAATGGATGTATTAACTTTAATGCTTATGATGATGAAAAGATTGGTATTTCTTATATGGGTATTGAATTAGATGAAAATGGATGGCCAATGGTTGCTGAAATACATGAAGATGCTGTTACTCATTATCTTATGTATATGTATAAAAGTATTGATTTTTGGAATGGTAAAATGAATGCTGGTGTTTATGATAGACTGGAAAGAAGATGGTTTGATTTATGTGGTCAAGCTCGTGGTGATGATGAATTGCCTAACAGTCAAGAAATGATTTATTTATCTAACCTTTGGATGCAACTTGTTCCGCTTCCAAGTAAAGAAAACTTCTAATGCAAGGTAAAACGGCTATAAATTCTTTTAATGATGGAATGATTCAAGATTATGATGTCTTGAATACTCCTGCTACTGCTTATCGTGATTCTTTAAATGGTAGGCTTATATTCAATAAGAATGGTACATATTCTTGGGAAACTGAAAATGGTAGTAAAGTAGCCATAGATATTCAGCCAAGAAATGGTAATGTATCGGAAGCTGGATTTAGATATTATATTATTGGTAATACTGGTAATGATAATATTGTTGTATTATTCCTTGTAAGAGAAGATGAGGGTGCTGGTGAAATAGGTTTACTAAGTACTGATGAATATGGTAACGGTAATTATAAAACATTATTTAATGACCTTGATGATCCAAATGGTGATTCATTAAATTTCCTTGTTAAAAACCAAATAGAAGCTCGATTTGTTTATGAGAATGATAAATGTATTAGAGCTTATTGGGTAGATGGTGTTAATATAGATAGTAATAGACCAAGAACAATTACATTTGAGTATGATCCAAATATTGGAAATCCCTCTGATGTAAATGCTTATAGTGGAAGTAATTTATCAGTTTTTGCTTTTAGTAGTCAAGCTGATTTTAATATGGGTATGATTAAGTATGTTAAAAATGTTGGTGGTAATTTACTGTCTGGTGTTTACCAATATACTTATAGGCTTAAAACTAATGCCGGTTATCAAACCCCTTGGTATCCATTAAGTCGTAGAGTTCTTGTAATTGCAGACCAAATTAATAGTACTAATTGGAATGAGTATGAAATGGATGGTTCTAATCAGACTACAAGCAAGGGTAATAGAATTCAAATAAAAGGTATTGATTTAAGATATGATAAGATAGAAGTAGCTTATGCTTTTTCTATTACAAGTTCATCATTAATAGAAGCAAAAATATTTGCTAATACACCTATTGATAGTGATGTAATGGAATTTGATAATACTGGAAATGTTGGTGAGCCATTAATTGTTGAAGAAATACCAGCTTTATTTAGTGGTATTACGGGTGCTAAAACTTTAAATATTAAAGATAGTACATTGTACTATGGTAATATTAAAGAAAATGCTTTACCGGCTTTTGATATAGAGCCTATATTAGAGAACTTGACTATGGAGCCAATGTTCAAAGATATGCGTTCTGATGAATGGGCGTATGCTGGCACAAACACTCCTACACCATTACCATTAACTCATGGTTGGCCAAGAACAGGTATTACGCAATTAAGAAATCATAATAGTGCTGGTGGTACAGAAGATTATACTATTGATAATGATTATTTAAATTATAAAGGAACTCAAGTAGATCATTTATATCCAGGTTATTTTAGAGGTGAAACATATCGTTTTGCTATTGTTTTTTATGATAAGCTTGGTTTTGAATCATTTGCTTTTCACTTAGGAGATTTTACATTTCCTAATCAAACCGAAAGAAATTATAGTTGGACAAGAATTCAAGAAGATGGTAGTCTTGTAAATGGTAGTGGAAGCTTACCAGAAGATGCTTGGCCAACTAATAATTATAACCATGAAGACTTATCAAGTGAAAAAGTATTTGTTGGGGATGTAGGTCAAAACTTAGCTCCAATGGACACTGTTAATCCTTCTTATGCAAGTAGTCTTGGGGCAGCCTCAGGAGAAGAAAGAAAAGTATCTCATTTACGTATAATGGGATTAAAAGTAGGTGGTATTGATGTAAGCTCTATATCTAATTTAATTAGTGGATTTAAGATTGTAAGAGTAGAACGTGATGCTCAAATACTTGCGCAAGGTCTTATACTCCCTACGGTGTTTAGTGAAGATGATGATGATAGAGGAAATATAATATTACCATTACCAGGTTATCATCAAGACTTTTATAATTTTAATACTATTATTACAAATGGATTTCCTCTGCTTTCTGATTGGAAATATAATGGACAATTTCAAGAAAATAAAGATGGAAACAAATATAAATTAAATGCTTATGGTTCTGTATTATATTGTCCAGCTGTAGATTTTGGAAGTATTAATTGGCCTAATTATAATACACAAGATGAAATTAGATTAATTGGTGGTTGTTGGGATGAATCTCATAGTCAAAATAGTCCAACTATTGTAGGTAGGGGAGCTGGTGAACAAATGAAATATGTTAAACATTATTACTCTAAAAATAATTTTCATAAACTTGGTTTTTCAGATAATCCTTGGCCAGTATATAATGCCAAAATGGAAAGTGTTGTCAGAACTGATATACTTGGTACTGACGGTTTAGTAGAAGATTGGGATGGTAATAATGATTTGCGTACAGAGATAAGGACTATAGATATTGCTAATAATCAAAGAAGAGGTGCTGGTAAGCCTCGTAGTATTTATGTTCGACATGGAAACTTTATAGATCCTGTAAATACTAATACTCCAACTACTGGATTTTCTTTTGCTCCATTTTATCGTAGAGGACCTGATAATGGTTCTCTTGGTTCTGATAATACAAAAAGATCTACTAATGATGCTAATGTATTAAATAATACCTCAGCAATGCATGGTAGTTTTATATTTAATTATATAAGACCTAATCCAAATCCTTATGGTGGTTTAACTCCTACATCTTTAGAACAATCTATATTTTATGGTACTGGACATTTTCAGCCAATTAACAATCCTACATTTAATGCTCAAGGAATGCCTGTTGGTTTAAGTTTTGATGGTATAGAAGTTTATGGTGGAGATTGTTGGCTTGATTATTTTTCATTTATGAGAATATATCCATATAGCCAATGGAATAGTGGTTCTGATCAAGATGATGATATGTCTGATGGTCGTATTTTTCCTTATGAATATAATTTCAATCATTCATTACGTGAAGGTGGTGGAGAAGGTGGTAGTAACATATCTTTAATATGGGCTTCTGTTGGGGCAAGAACTTGGAGAGATATTAGAGGTATCTCACCACAAAATTATCCAAATGGTGTTTATTGGGGTGGATTTATAGATGATGAGCCTGTTGCTGTTTTTGAAGAGTTTAATTTAAATGATGTATTAAGCTTTCAAGAATTATTAATATTTTATTCTCCAAAACCAGTTGATTTTAAAGATAATGATAGATTTCCGGTACGTTGGAGATATACTCGTGAAAAAGTTTATGGAGATCCAGTAGATAATTGGAGATTATTTCAAGTAAATGATTTTAGAGATTTGAATGGTGAGCATGGAGAAATTACAAGTTCACTATATGTATTCAATCAAATATACTCTTGGCAAATATCAGCTTTTGGTAGATTAAGAGCTTCTGATAGAGCTTTAATTGAATCAGAACAAGGTGGCACATTAACTACTGGTATTAGTGACAAATTAGATGGTATTGATTATATTTCTACAGAATATGGGAATCAACATCAATGGAGTTTATTTAAATCTGACAGAGCTGCTTATTGGATAGATGTTAATAAACGAAAACTGATGAGGTTTGCTCAAGATGGTAAAAATCCATTAAGTGATTTAAAAGGTATGCATCAGTATTTGGAACAAGAACTTCCAAAGTTTGAAGATGTAGATAACCCTGTTGGTAATCAAGGTATTCATGGTGTATATGATTATGCTAACAATTCAGCTATTTTTACATTTAATAGAAATAGAAAAATAGATGTATTTGATGATGTGGTAATTTTATCAAGAAGTAATTTAGGTAAAACTTATTCAGAATATATAATTGAACAAAATCAAACTGCTGAATTAAATCCTCAAGGATGGAACTCACCAGTACGTTTACCTATTGGAAATGTAAATGCTGGTGTAAATGAAAATACTTTATTTTATTTGTTTATAACGCCAAACAATACATTTACTGCAGAAATATTCAATACAGATAATAGTGGTAATACATCATTGTTTATTGCTCAACCTGGTGTTTATTATAGAATATTTAGATTTAGTAAAAATGAGCCTTGGCAATTTGAAGAGGTAGAGGCTAATGATACTACCCCACATAAAGCTTCATTATCTTTTAATGAAATAGGAAATTACTTTGATACATTCCATTCATTTTCTCCTAATCATTATATAGAGAATAAGTTTTTAGTTTTAAGTAATTATTCTATAAATGATTATGTAGATGGTACAGAGGTGTATGCACATGATTTAGGATTAACTGGAGATTGGCCCTCGTTTAGTAGAAAGTCATATATATCAATTTCTATGAATGAAGCTCCAATGGTTGCTAAGGCAATGGATTCATTAAGAGTAAATTGTAATGAAGATTTTAATAATTATTTAAAAACTTTCTTAATGGAAACTGAAAGTCAATTTAGATATATAGATATGTCTAACGATACAAGAAAAAAGTATTTAGAAGATATATTGCGTTTCCCTTTACGAACAAAACAACAACCTAATCGTATGAGAGGTAAACACATATTAATGACATTAGAGTTGAATAATAATTTTAATCACAAGGATAGATTGACTAATTTAGTAACTCATTATAGACCTTCAAATAGAATGTAATTATGGCAATATTTACTGATAAAAGAGAATTAGCTTTACAAGCAAGACGAAAAAAGTTTAAGGGTGAACGAAATTGGCTTTCTAAAGCTGCTACATCTGCTTTTAATCCAATTAATTATGTACCGTTGGGTAAAACTGGTATGAATTTAGTTGCCGAAGCTGGAGCTACTGGTGATGAAAAAGAATTTCTAAAAGATGTTGGTCGTAAAGAAGCTATTGCGGGTGATATTCAAACTGCTCAAGCTTATATGTCTGTTCTTGGTCCGGGTGGTATGGTAGCAGATTTGGCTACAGGTATGGCTGCCGATGCTGCTGCAGGAAAAATTAGAGAAGATGCTTATGGAGAAGGAAATACATCAGGTAAACTTGGTTCTGATGCTATGAGTGTTGCGGCAAAAGGTGCTAAACAAAATACTAAAGATGCTCTTGAAAAAACTGTTAATGGCATGGAGTTAATGGATGAAACTGATACATCTGCTTTATCAGATACATTAACCGAAGCTGACAAATTAATGTTAGATGAAATGGATGCTGAATATCTATCAAATCCAGATAATTTGTCTACTGCTTTTGACTCTGGTGCTACAGGTGGTGAAGCTGCCAGTGCTGTTGGTAAAAGAGCTAAAAAAGGATTTTTAGGTATTGGTAAGGGTGGTAAGTTGGGTGCTGGATTAGAAAAATTTCAAGAAGGTAAATTTATGAAAGGTATGGAAGCTGCCGGTAAAGTTGCAGGTATAGCTACTTCTGCAGCTGGATTAGTTACAGGTCAAGTAGCAATGAATAAAAGAATGGATGAAGCACGTAAAAGAAAACGTGCTAAAACATTAGGTAATGAATATTATAGTTTTGCATAATGCCCGATAGATACGACATAAAAGAAGCTTATAAGCAATCACAAGCTAAACAATCTGTTGAAATAGAAACTAAGATACAGATGGTTTATCGTAAGATGCAAGAGCTTGATACATTAAAATCAGAATTAGATTCTGCTTTTGTAAAAAAGAAAGTTGATGAAACTGATGCTCAATTTAATACAAGAGTATTAAAGCCTATTAAAGATAAAATTGCTAAAGCTGAAAAAGAATTAAATACCGAACATAGTAAGGTATTAAAAAGTAATGATAAACAATTAGTTCAAGAGTATAAAGAAACATTAGCTGATGATAATGAACTAAGTAGTGCTACTAATTATAAACCAAGTACGGTTAAAACTACTAAACCAATGGCTAAAGACAAAAAAGAACCTAAAGGTGTAGAACAAAGATTAAAATACATTAGGGAAAATTATCAAGATTTAGAAGCTGAATTAAATTTTTTAGAAGCAGAAGATCCAAATAGTAAAGAGTATAAAACTAAAAAGGCTGAATTTGATAATGCTTTAATGTATTATGTTTTTAATACTCAAAAGCAAAAAGAAGAAAAATTTGAAAAAGATTTAGCTGATGCTAAAGCAAAAAAAGATTGGGGTAATGCGAGCAAAATATTAGCTCAAAAGAAAGCTTTTGATAATAGTAAAATTGATTTTAGTAAAACACAAAAAAAATTAGAAGTTGACGAGGGTTTTAGATATTCTACTAAAGAATTTGATCAACCTTTTGAAAGAACAGGTGATACTGAATTTGATATAGATATGGAAGATTTGCGTGACCAGTTTGATTATGAAATGGAAACTGCTCAACAAGATCCATCTACTATTACATTGACAGATGAGGAAGTTCAAGCTGGACAAAATGCTACTGCGGGAACTACAAATACTCAAACAACTTCTAAAGAAGATGCTGCTAAAAGTCAAGCTCAAGAAACAACTTCTACTAATACTAATATAGATGATGCTGGTGTATTGGGTGATGAAGAAAAAGATTATAAGTTTGAATTAAATAAAGCTAAAAAAGAACTTGATGATTTTTATGCTTTTGAAAGAGAGCAAGATGAATTTGAGTTTGACTATGCTCCTGATTCACAATCTGATACTAATGTATTTGAAAATTTAATAGATGCTGGTAGAGGTGTTGTAGGTATGATTGGTGCTATGAAAGATGTGCCAGAATATCAAAGAGGTCAAATGTTCCAACAAGCTATGGATGAAGCTACTCGTATGAGAGATATGGGATTATCTGCTGATGAGTTAGCTTATAGAGAAAGACAACAAGAAGAGGCTTATGGTTATGATATTAAGAATATAAGAAGATTAGCCGGTGGTAGTGCTGGTGTTGCTCTTGCAAATCTTGGTAGAGCACAACAACAATTATATGGTGCTAAATCACAGACTGCCGCAATAGATGAAGCTACACGTAGACAAAATAGAATGAACTTTCAACAAATGTCTTTACGTGATGAAGCTGTTAATAGACAAATATTCCAAGATAAATTACGTCAAGTTGAAATGGATAAACAAGCTGGTGCTGGATTAGTAGCGGATGCTTTAGCTAATATTAAAGAAAGAGCTGACTTTAATCGTCAATATGGTAAAGGAAGTATTTATTATCAATATGCTAAGGATCGTTCAAAAGATATTCAACAACAACAGTTTTATCGAGAACAAGGTCAAAAGAATAGAATGTTCCAAATGGAACAAGAACTTAAAGGTAATGTTGAAAAAGCTCAATCAGATTATGATAAGAAGTTTTCAATTACTGGTGATAATACTCAAGAAGTAATTAACAACACAAAACAACAAGAGGCGAAGAACAAAGCCACTACTACTGCTACTACTCCTACTCAAAAAAGAAGTATATTTAAATCTAATGTTAAAAAAGATGAAAAGGGTAATTTATATACAGAAATAACTGATAGAAAGGAAATACCTATAAAGCCTGCTACAAAAGAAAAACCAGATACAAGGTCTTTAACATCTAAAAATATTGATACTAAGCTTGATGAATTAACAAAACAAATGGATGAAACTGATGATATAGATTTAGCTATGGAGTTAGATTCTAAAATCAATCAGTTAAAGGAAATGAGAAGAAAGGGTAAAGGAATACCGCCAAATTTTTAAAAATTTAATATCTTTACAAAATGTCTTTAGATTGGGGTTTATATACTGCTATGCGTGGTCAAGATAATTGGCAACAACGTAGGGCTGATAAGGCAATGAACTTACAGCTACTTGAAAAGCAGACTCAAATAGAACAACAGAAAACTGCTGCCGAAGCTCAAGCCGAGCAAAGTCTTAATCAGTATTTCAACGAGCTACAAAACATGGAATTTCTTGCTGAGGACCAAGAGCGTGTAAACGCTATGGAGCGTAATGCAAGAAGAAATGTTATTAAAGGTATAGCTTCTGTTAATGGAGATTTAACTCGTTATATGACCTCTGGGGGTTTAACTGATTTAAATACTTATAGAAATAATGTATTACAATCAGAAGAAGTTAAAAAGGCTATTAAGAATAAAGGTAGTATGGCTGCTTTTTTAGAGGCTAAATCTAAAGGTATGTTTGTTCATAATGTTGTTGTACCAGTTCAAGAAAAAGATGAGGACGGTAAAATGGTTATGAAAATGAAGCCTATGACTTTTGAAGAAAATCTTAAAAGATTTAAGGCTGGACAAGTTGATTCATTAGGATGGCAAGGTGCTGAAAAGAAAATCGGATTAAATGCTTTTGACTTTTCTAAACAACCTAAAGACCCAAGAAATCCATTCTCTAAAGATAATTTAGTTAAGACTTCTGATATTATATTTGAAGCTATGCAAAGGGGAGCTTCAAGAGAATATGCTGAACATTTAGCAAAAGAATATGCTACAACTACTCAAGCAAGTGGAAGACCTTGGTATTGGGGTAATAAGTCAGAATACGAAAGACAATTATATTTAGCTAAGACAGGTAAATCTCAAGGTAGTGGTTCTGGTGGTGTTCAAACATTAAATCAGTTATATCCTAAATTAAGCGGCATGACTGAACCTAATCAATCACAACCTGTTACTAATGAGTTCAATGAGTACTTATCAGACTATATGAAAATTGTCTATGATAATAAAACTAATTCAGCAAAAACTTTATTAAATAGACCAGTATATGATCCTCTTAATAAAGCATATTATGATTTAGGTCAAGCTATAAATGTTACTCTTGGGAATAATGTTCGTACTTATATTGACCCACAAAATAAAAAATTACGTCATGCTATTGAAGCAGATGTAATATATAGTGCTGATAATACTGGAAGTAATTTACCAGCAAAAGAGGGAGCTTTTTATAAAAATATATATCTACCTGGTTGGGAATATGAAAATGCAGAAGATTTTGGTTTAATGGGGGATGAGTATGAGGGTATGGATGTAATGAAAGGAACAATGTTTATTCCTATTGATGACATATTAGCTAATGAATATTCTCGTGATGAGTATAATAAACGAATAAATATTACTAATAAAGTTCATGGTGCTGCTCCAACAATGACTACTGAACAACAAGAGGCATATATGAATAATTTAGTTAATGATTATATTGCTTATCATGGTGGTAATATGACTTGGGATCAAGCATATCAAGCAATACTTGAGGAACAACAAAATAATTTACTTAACCGTTAATTATGGCAGAAGAAAAAAGTTTTGACAATTTTCTTAAAGAACGTGGATTAAACGACGAAATAGTTCGTTCTGAATTAGATGAATATGTTCGTAGGAGAAATCCTATGGCAAGTACTGGTTTAGATGAAAACTATTTTTTAGAAGCTAAAGAATTTGACCAAGGATTTTTAGCTGACGTTGGTACTGGTTTGTTCAATTCATTAGTAATGGACACAGGAGAGGGTATAGCTAATCTTTTGCCTACTATGTATTTTGCTCAACCGCAAACATATGTGGCTAATGAAATAGCAAAAAAAGCTGGAATAGAAAATCCAATTGGAGATTTTATGGGTGAGTGGCAAGATAATGTTTCTAATTGGTTTGAAAATCAAAGATGGAGATATTCAGATGCTTCTTATAAACCTATTGAAGAGTTTTCTGATATTAATGCTTCTCATGTAGCAAAAGGTATTGGAGAGGGTATAGGTTTCATTGCTGGTATTTTAGCTGGTGGTGCCGGTGCTGCAAAGATTGCTATGAAAGGTGCAAGTTATGCTTCAAAAGCTGCTCGATTAGATAAATTACAAAAAGCTATAAAAACCACTAAAGCCATAGATAAATTATCTGCTGGTAAAAAATTGGGAATGTTAAAAGAAGCTGCTCAAACTCAAGCGGCTATGCAAAAGATTAGTAGAAGATCTCAAAGGTTAGGTACATTTATGGTTGGTACAAATATGATGTACCCAAAAATATTAACTGAAGCTAAAGAGGCTGGTCTTAATGATTATGATGCCTCACAATTTGCTTTAGGTGTAGCCGGTATAGTTTCTTTAACAGAAGGTGCTGCTTTAGAGTGGATAGGTAATATAGCTACAAAACCAATTACAGGTACTTTAGCAAAAGGGGTAACAAAAAAAACTTTAAAAGAATTAAAAGATAATTCTGTCTTAGGTGCTCAAAAATTATTTACAAAGAATTACGCTAAGAAGTTTGTTCCAGCTTTAAACAAAGCTATTAAAGGTGGTGGTGTAGAATTTGGACAAGAATTTGTTCAAACATATATTGAGCAAGGTGCTAAAAATATTTGGGATGTAGCTACTAAAGGTCTTGATTTAAAAGATAAAGGACAATTTGGTGTTGATGCTACAGATTATAAAACATTTGTTGAAGCTACATTTGGTGGTATGATAGGTGCTTTATTAGGTAGTGGTATGGGTGTTGGTGGTCATTATCTTGGGCGTAAAGCTAAGGGTGAAAGTTTAGAAGAAGAAACTATGTTTGGATATATTAACCATTCTGTAAGAAATGGCAATATGTCTAATATAAGTGGTCTTAAAACTCAAGTATTTGAAATGCTTGATAAAGGAAAGATTACTCAAAAAGATGCTAATAATATTAATGATAGAATTGATTCATTAGTAGATTTTTCTCAGAAGTATAAATTATCTGATATTAAAAGTAGTACTGCTCAATATCAATTATATCAATTAGATAATATACAAAAAGATATTAATTCGGCTGATGCTGAAATACAGCCTACAGATGATGTAAATCCATCTATGGCTGCTAAATTGAAAAAGAAGTCTGGTCAATTACAAATGATTAAAGACAGAACTCAAAAGTTATTTGATAAGGTAATGAAAGATAAAAAACCTTATATAGAAAATAAAACTGAGTTTGAAGATATATTACAAGGTTTTAGAACAATGCAAGAGGCTGTTCTAAATGAAGATATTGAAAATGATAAAGACTTATCTAATGCTTTAGATGAATTATATAATCCTAAAGAAGAAGATAAGAAAGAAGCTGAAAAACAAGCTAAGGAACAAGCTAAAGCAAAAACTAAAACAGAAGGTCTTGGAGAAGAAGTAGA